CCGCATCCCCATAGCTCATAGGTTTTCGAGCCTTATAACCTCTGGATCTTGCCTCTTGCCTTATCTTTTTCTTAGCCTCATTGTTGACAGCTCGCATCAGTTTTCTTGCAATATTAGGCATTTCTTTGTCGAATTGAGATAATTCTTTTTCGAGTTCTTTATAATCGACTTCGACAGTTATATCTTGTTCTGCCATATATCCACCTTACAAAGTAAGAGATGATCCTGAGCGATAAGCATCCAAGCGATGCAGATATTTTGTGTAGTCTACAACGTTGAGGAAAGTCCTAGAGCCACTTTCTCCGAATGACTTTGAATTGATGCCGATGTTCTGTCCTTCTTCCTGTTGCATTAAGGTTGCAATTTCCATACATACAAACTGTATTGAGCCGATAAAGACCTCATCCTCATCTTCTCCATCGGTCCATCTTGAGTCCTCTTCTGGATTAAATCCCAGATATGCCTGGATAACACCTGCCGAGGCGTTGATATAAATAGTCTGTAATTCTGAGTCATAATTTCCACTAAACTGAGATAATTGAGTAGTTGTAATTAACATAGACACTCCTTTGATAAATTGTCAGAAAATAAAAAAGAGCATCCTTTGAGGGATGCCCTTTCATTTTTTAAATTATTTTTAAATTATGCTTGAGAGTCCTTAAATCGACTTACTGTCTATTAAGATGATTTTCCTGCAATAGCATAGAGATCAGATGCACTAATCTGCTTACCATTAAAGAACATTGTTGCCTGGAAGTAAGTATTAGTATCTCCCTTTACTTTGATAGGGTCGATATTAATCTGACCTGCTACACCGATTGCATAACGTGAGAGAGGAGCTGCAACGAGTACAACTTTTCCTGCTCCGAATGTTGATGGAGCTTTTCCATCAAGTCTTACACGTACACCTTCAATCATCTTGTCTCTGATGAGTCCTTCCTTGTAGATTTCAATATCTTTTCCAGATGTTGTATCTCCAATGATTCCTGTATAAACAGCTGGATTCATCACAATTTCATACTCTTCATCTTTAGCGGCAACAGTAAGAGCAAGAGTAGCTAACTGAGTGATTGAAACAGCGGCTGCATTAGAGGCGATTGTTGTTACATTTGCGCCTGTTGCTGTCTGGAAGAGACCTTCCATTGTGTTAGTACCAGAGCCTACAATCATTTCTTTGTGCATTGATTTTGCAAATGCTTTTTCAAAGATTTCAGGAAGTTCTTTTTCGAGGTCGATTGTGCCCATTGTCAATGCCTCTGCGGTGATTGGCAAGATAGAAACATGAGCCTTAGGAGTGATTGAAGTTACAGCTACATTTGCATCTGTGTCAACGTCAACGTTTGTAACACCTTCTGCATAAGCAGCAGGGTCAGCCAATGGAGCTAACACTGGGATGTTTGTTGCAGCATTAGGACCATAGTAGAATGATGCCTTAGACAAGATGTCGTCATTGTCTGCAACTTCTTTGAAAAGTTCCTTAATCTGATTGATTGCTCCTGTACTACCGATAGTAAGTGAGCGAACTTCACCAGATGCGAGCTTTCTCCATTCAGCAGCATCAAACAGAGCATTTCTGCTTTCTAACTTGTCCTGTGGAGCATTAGCCTGAGCAAGTTCTTTTACAAGGCTTGCTCTTTTTTCTTCAAGTTCTGCCTTTTTAGAGCGAACTTCTTCAAGATTGATTTCCTTTGATGTATCTTTTACAGAGTCCATCAAAGTTCTCAATTCTAAATCGCAATTGTCGATTGCGTTCATTAATTCTGCTTTTGTCATAGCATTCTCCTGTTTATTTTGAGAGCGAGAATCCTAGCTCTAATTCAAGAGCGAGTCTTTCTCTCTCTTTTTGAGCCTTTAATTCTTCCTGCTTTCTCTTCTCTTCTTCCTCGGCCTTCTTCTGTGCATCGTTTTCTTCTGATTTCTCCTCAGAGCGTCTTGCGATAACTCCATCTACAAGACTTCTTGCACTGATTTCAGTTCCGTCATTAGCAGGGAGAGACACAGCACTTACATCGTACAATTTGCCAATGCGAGTGATGGTCCTTAAATATGTGTCTTTGCCATCCTCTGTTGAGCGAGTTTCTGTATCTTCTGCAACAGTGAATCCAAAACTCATCTTCGTAATATAGCCGCCCTTAATTTCTTCATAGAGCTTTCTTCCATCCTCAGTTCCGCCGAGTTTAGCTCTAACTTTCAATCCATGAGCATCTGTTTCAAGTTCCAGAGTTCCGTTAGAGCCTCTGGCATAAACCTTGCCCGCATGATCGAATTGTAAGATTACATCCTTCATGTCAGTTTCATCGAATGCTCTTGCATCGACCTGTTCATCGTATCTGAATCCATCATCCTCATAGAGGGTATATGGCTCATTGAAAGTGGTAGCATATCCTTCAACGATATATGAATCTTCTTTATCTTCATCTGCTTTGCGGATTTCCAACTGCATTGAGCGGTATTGTCTGCCCTGATTAATTCTGTCCATAAGTGTTTTATTTTCTGCCATAGTTAAAACTCCTATACTAATTATCTAAATAGTCATTAATACAATGTTTAGCCCTGAGCATTGTTTTTCTTTCCAGGTTGTTTCCCACATTTTTTAAAACCATTTTCAAAGTTTCTTTATCAAAATACTTATTGATTAAATGGGTATAAGGCTCTTCAAGTTCTGGGGAGAGGTTGCCAAACTTCTCAAGAGCATACTGGACACATCCCTGATAAAAACCAAGAGTAGTGATGCCCGATTGAGCCTGAGCATCTTTTGAAAATGCGAGGTTAAAAACTGTCAAAGCGGTTTCCATTCCTACAAAGAGCCTTTCTAGAGGAGCAAGGTCTGTATAAACTTTCTTTGTTGAAACGCCAGTTCCAAAAAAATATTTATAAAAGGCCTTAGCCTCGAATCTGATGCTTTTTGCCTCTGCTAATACAAAAAGATTAAGGAGTACATCCTCCATAAAGCAGATTTCAAAATATGGCAACTTGGAATATAATCTCATCATCATTTCTCTTGAATAAAACTTATTCCACACCATATTCTTAGTGGCTTTTCTCCATGCAGCATCAAAGAATTCACCTTTAGAGGCTGTATAACTTAGTTTATATGGCTCTGTACAAACATAGACCTCATCCTTATCAGGATGCTTTCCCATATAATTAAAGCAGATAACTTCTTCATCCCAATCAAAATGAGTGATTGGCAAGATTTCATCATCACAATCAACGAGAAAAACATAATCTCCCGATGCTGCCTCAACTCCCGCTCTTCTTCCTGCGAATTGCATCGCATTGTGTCCCATCTTTACAACCTTATAGGCGGTTGATTCCGGGATGCTCTGAGCGGTAGTGTTATCTACAATTATTAATTCTTTTTCAATTTTGACAGATTCCTGAGCGTTTTTAAGCCAAGGCTCTAAAAGGTTCTCTGTCCCATCGCAAAACATGGTTATTACTGACAGCATTATTGTTTATCATCTCCTTGTGGTATGTGTTGCGTATCCTCGTCTAGAGGGTCTGTATTGTTATCTCCTGTAGACTCTTCGACTAAGCTCTGAGCGGTCTGTTTTTGTTTAGCCATGTATGCTTCCTTGATTTCATCATTCCAAGGCATCATGTTTACCGGCATGAAGTTGGTGTCTCCTGCCTCAATAGGAGCAAGATTTTCCTTGAGTCTTACTTCGTTGAGAGAGAGGATTCCGTTGTTAATTTGCTTTGTATAAGCATCAATTCTGCTCTGGAGACTAACTTTCATAACCCCGTTATAGTCAAATTCAAAATGGAATCTGTTTTCATCCAGGAGCGAATTAATAACTTCCTCGAATGGTGTTGCGATTGGCTGAATTGCGAACTTGGAGAAGAGAGCAAAGTCCATCTCAGATGGTGAGTCCCCGTTTAAGATTTTTTTAGTAACAGCAAATAGAGTAGCCATAGAATTAATCTGCAATTCTCTATTCTCTGCGAGTTCTGATGCTCTGTTGTCAGTTGCATCTCCGATGTAGGTATACTCGACTCCCTTCTTCTTAAAGAGCGGTCTAGAAACATTCTCTACGCCTGCATATTCGCTCTGCATATTGCTTTTCAATGTTGCAATCTGTTCATCTGTTGGCTGTTCTGCAAGGTTGGAAATATCTACTACAAGTCTCTTTCCTAATACACCATTAGTAAAAGAGCTTTGAGTGAATGTCTCCATGTTTTTAGATGTAGTGAAGATGTTAGGGATAGCATCAAAGATGCTCTGTCCACCTGAGAAAGTTGAATACC